TGATAATAAAGTTAGAACTAGAGTAGAGGAATATTTTTCTTTTTGAGGTATAGAAATGCATTGGATGGAAATACTCAAGGATACAAGATATCCTGATATTCGTCTAATAACTAAGAGTGAAACTATCCCTTTACCTGCTAATGTTGGGGGGCGGTGGCAGCCATACTTAATTAACGATAGTAAAACAGAGGAGTTCATTCAATTAATTAAAGAGGGTAAGTATGAAACTAAAGGAATTATTGCAACTATTTCCACCCTTAAACAATGGAGAGATGATAAACTTTCATTTGATGATGTTCCAGAAATAAGTTCTATTTATAGAGAAATATACCAAGACCAACATATTGCTGATATGAAAGTTAGAATTGATAAAATAATAAATGAAGTGTTACCTATTCTTGAGGCGAAACTCAAGGAATCAAGAACTACTGCAAAACCAACCGTTAGTTCTTCAATGACTGAAGAAGGATTTGCTAATTTATTAGATGGTTTTGAAAATAAATCTGATAATGAGAAAAAAGATATTATTGAGCAATTATCCATTTTTACTTTTAGAACTAGAATTAAATTCAGAGATTTCTTAACAGAAAATTATGCTGATGTGGTTATTCCTTATCTCAAACAATCAACTTTACCCACCTTTACACTAAAGGAAGATACGGAAACTGGTCCTGAAGACGTAACTTATGATAAATTAAAAGAGGTATCTTTCTCTAGTTCTGAAGACTTTAACACCTTAAATTACCAAAAAATGAATAATACATGGGTGAAAAACTTCACTAAATCTACTCCTAATAATCTAATATCTTCTCAAATTCAAGAATTAGATTCTTCTGTTAAGTTAGATATTCGTTCTCATCGTCTTTGGATATTGTTTGGTGGGCAGGAAGATAAGGAAAAAATAGAGAAAGAAAAATGGTCGCTTTCAGGAAATATAGATGTAAGAAAAGCGAAGTCGTATTTTGAAACTATTGCTACAGCGGGAAAGGCTAGTGGGCCTAAGAGTAATTTGCGGCCTGAAAAATTATTGAGAAAAAGAGTTGATAGTTGGAAAGATAAACGTAAAATAATTTTAGAAGTTCTTTCTCCTGATTTTAAAATAGAAGATAAAATGTTTGAGAATTTTATGATGGATTTCAAAAACAGGGTAACTTTTAGTGATGATGCGGTAAGACTTTTTACGATAAGACAAATTTGGAATGACTCTTTAAATCCTGAGAAAAAGAATAGTAAGTATTATGCGGTTTTAGAGGGTGAAGATAACTCTGGATTAAATGATAGAGATTATGAAAAATATAAACCAGAAATTGAAAGTCTATTAAGAGGAGATAAAGTAGATTTAATTAGAGAAACAAATCAAAAGCGTAAATCTTGGACTGAATTAAGTAATGCGTTAAGTCATACCAAAATAAAAATCTTAGAAGAGATTTTAACTTATGAAGATGACCCTAATGAAGATGACCCTAAGTTAGATGCGATATTAGAAGAGGAAAAAATTCGTCCTATATATAACGAATTATTAAGTAAAAAATCTGATAAAATATCAGGGAGAGATATATTTGAATCTATACAAAGTAGATTACAAGAAAAAACAGTTGGTGGAGTTACTTATTTTACTATGCCTGAAAGTAGAGATAGAAATTTAATTATTGATTTGTTTAGAGTAGGGAAAACGGATGATAATTTTAAAAATTTATCCGACCAATATAACATAGATGTAAGGGATACAGAGGGACAAAGTACAGATGCTGATATACTTGAAATAAAAGGCAATTATGACCTTACTTTAGGTTTTAAGTTAGACAAGTTTTCTGATACTGAGGAATTATTAGCGGGAATTGCATATATGGGATTAATAAAAGAAAATCCTGAATCATTAGATGATATTCTTTTCCAATCAGATACTAATTTAATTAAAGGGACTTTAGATTTGAAAGAAGTTATTGCTAATATTCTTTCTATTGCGGTTAGTTATTCTAATGATAAGAGAGGAGAAATTGTGAAAATTTCTGAACAAATAAAACCAACAGAAAATATAGAAGAATTGATTTTGTCTGATGACCCACCTTATGTTGAAGAGATTAAGAAAATATATGCTATACTTACACAAATTATTCCAGAAATTAGGAAAGGCGTAATTGATGATGTTCAGAATAAAATTAAAGATATTATTACTCATCCAGAATCATATAAAAATCACTCCAAGTTAATATCCATATTAGAAAGTAAAGAAATTATACAGGTTGTGAATTGAATGCAAATTGGTAGAGAATTAAATAAAAAGATTAGAAATATTGTGAATTCTGGAAAGGAAATTCCCGATGAGGTGTTACAAGAAATAAAAGGTAAGAATCCTGATTTATCTGATGAAGAAATATTGGAGTATATTACTAAAGAATTTCCTAAAGTATCAGAAGAAGATAAACAACTTAAACAATTAGGAAAGGAAATAAATGAATTAATGAAAAAGGCGTTTTCTTACCGTGGGCAACCATTAGAAATAGTTAATTTAAAAAAGAAAGATTTCGAGGAAGAAGATATTAATTTACAAAGAGGTAAATCAGATGTTATAATTGCTACTATACTTAAAATAGAAGAATATGCTAAGAAATCAATTGGTCATGTTCAGGAAAATTTACAAAATTTAATACTAAGAGTTAATGACCTTCAAAAAAGACGAGGGAAAACATATTCACGTAAAGATGTAGAAAAGAGACTTTACATAAATTGGGCTAAACAAATTGGAGACTTACCATTAGGAAATTGGTCTAATAGAAAAGCAATTTATGATTATTGGCGGAAGATTGAGAAAAAAGAAAAGAAAACATTAGATGGGGCGTTCAAGGCTCTTTGGCAGGCATATAATAATGACAAAAAATTATGGTCAAAAATTAAAACCGCTAAGAAAGGGGAGGAGTATTATTCATTGCAACAATTATTTAGTGGTGGTAAAGAGGGAAGAGGAGCCGTCTATACAGACCCTCCAAGTTACATTATTAAAATGAATGAAATAAAAATGAAAACACCTGATGAGTTCATTACTGCTCTTAGGATTTTAGAACATTATGATAGAGTAAGGGGGGTTTTACCGCCTGAAGGTTTAGATGAGGAAACATCAGAAGACTCTCCAACAGCAAGAGTTACTGAAGAAGAGAGGACTACAGGCCCTGATTATCGCAGGGGCACAATTGAAGGAAAATATACATTTGACCCAAAATGGTTGAAAAAACAAAAAGATGATACAAAGGCTAGAAAATATGCCAGTAGTGGCGACCCTAGAGATAAACGTGCTAAACAAGTAGTTACTTTTGAAGACATGGATTTTAGTGAAAACATAACAAGATTAGATGTTGACCCCATTTTTTATTATAAGTATCATAGGGATTATGAGGAAATAAATATCCCTAAAGGGCAAGTTGATAGCGTTGTAGAAGTAATAAAAGATTCACCATTAAGACATGCTAAATTAGCACCTGAAGAACTAAGTGAGTTTGATGAATGGTTTGATGATTTTGTTAAAGAAGCCGGTAGAGATGAACATTATGGTAGTGTATTTTACCTACCTGTTTCTAATTGGCTAATTAATTCCAGCGATATTTTTGATGATTTACCAGATAACCACCTTTCAAACATGGATAAGAGTGTTACTACATTCATAGAAGACGTTGGTGAATTTTTAGAGAAAGAACAGACTCACTGGACTACAAAACAAAAAGGAACACGACTTGATGCTAACTTTGACTCGAAAAGTTCAACGAAAGAACAAGACCGAGAAGTAATGTATAGATTGCGTAGGGCATCAGGGTCATCGGCCTTTATAGGAGGAGAAGGTACTGAAAAAGACATGGCGAAATTTGCAAAGCCTTGGCAGGATTTCATTAAAGCCATGAATGATTATTACGTTGTACCCATTAGTGGTAAATTCTTTTTCTCACCAAAAGAATTACCAAGGTGGGCGCATAGCCATACTTCCCGCATTATAGCCATTAAAAATGCAAAAACCAACCCAATAGGATATCTTTTAGATAAAACAAAAACAGGTACTTTAGATAATATTATTAAAGTAAATAAACTAAAATCATTAAGAGAATTCATATCTGATGTAAAAAGAGCAGGGGCTAAAGGTTGGACTAAAAAATACTTCAGTAAAGGTAGAATGGCAGTACTAGCCCTTAACGACCTATTTGGTGATAAATTCAAAGAGAAAAATATGCAGTCTATAGGTAACATTATTTATGATATTGCTAAAAAATCAAGACGAAGTGATGATGATATATCCAATATGGTAAAGAAATATCCATTTTGGAAAGATATCAAAACACACCATGATAATTATAATCCAAGTCAACTTTATCCTATTGACCAATTGAGGTATGCCCTCAATACTCCACAATTTACACGTCTTTTTAATGAGGGGGCTGACAAAGAGATAAGTGCTGTAGATAAAGAATTGTATAATGAACTTAAAGCATTAGACGCCATTTTTGATGAATTCTATAAAATGGATGAAATTAACGCCGCTATGTTAGAAGCACATGACACTATTAGAAAAATGAATAATGAGCCTATTCTTAGTGCCAATTTATCTTTGGATTTGATTGAAGATATGGATTTGATTATTAACAAATTACATCTTGAGCAAAATATGGAAGTAACGGCTACTGAAGTGAATAGGATAGTTAAGGCTGTATCTTCTTACGAGTCTATTGCTGCTAATTTTGGAATAAATGAGGAATCAGTATATACGATTAAGGCATTATTCAGGTGATTAAGATGGGCTGGAAAGACATCTTAAAGGTGGAGAAAAAGGGCCTCCAATGGTTCTATAAAAATGGTAAAAAGAAATTTTTATTGGATAAAGATGGAGTTCGCCACGCAGCAGGAGCGGCAGTTTTCAAGGGCGATAAAATATTATTAGTTGAAAGGTCTGAGCAAGAAGATACGATGCACGGATTATGGGAATTCGCTGGTGGTAAATTAGAACACGAAGATGAATTTTTTGAGGATGGTTCTCCCGATGCTGAGAAAGTGGCATTGATAGAGATATCAGAAGAACTTGGATTGAAGGGTTCTATTGTTAAAGCGTACAAACCTCATTATGATGGGAATATGAATCCACCTAAGAAGTACCATTGTTTCAGAATGGAAGTTAAAGAAGATTGGGAACCTACTCTTTCAGAAGAACATAGTGACCATAAATGGGTTACTGTAGAAGAAGCATTAGAGATACCCAGTAATGAAATGAGTCATCATGCAAGGTTTGTTCTTAATCAATTGTAGGTGATATCATGAGTTGGTTTGATACTTTAAAATTCCATCCAGAATTAAGAAGGCTTTCTGGTGGAGAAGAACTCAAAGTTATTGCTTTAGGTGATGATGAATCTAAAGTGAAGGAAATGTGGGATGCAAGTAATCCAGATGACCTCTATGAATTGAGAGATAGTAATGCAAGAACAGCAGAATACCCGGTTGATGAATGGTTTGGTGTTATTATTCAACAAGGAGATAAACATAGATTAGTAGCCATTAGTGGTTTTGCTGTAAGACAGGGTAAAGAAGGTAAAGAGTACGCTTACAAGGGAGGCACTAAGGCTTCTGTTTTAGGAGAAGGATACGGTTTAATGGCTAGAGATAAAGCCATTGATAACAAACCTTCAGTCCCAACTATTGCTGGATATACTACTGCTGGTTCTAAATGGAATACAGGTAATCGACCTGAAACTGATGAAGCGATTCCTGATATTGTTCTTGAGCATTTTAGAACTCATTATGAGAATAATTGGGATGTTCAGAAGTGGTTTACTAAACTAAGAGAGTGATTCTTTGTTAGAAGATTTAGATTTCAGTAAGCAAATGGACTTGGAGATGTCCAAGAACTCCTTTCCATATTTCTTTACTGAAGTTCTAGGGTTTGATTTTACTCCCTTTCATCAAGAGTGGCTAGATTTAATGAAATCTACAGATAGAACCGTCATTATTTGTAGTCGTGACCACGGTAAATCTGTTTTCATGCACTCATGGGCTGTGTGGCAATTATGTTTTCAACCTCCCCCATATCAGATGCTATACATTTCTTCTAATCATAAACAGACTATGGTTCATATGAGAGAAATGGATAAAATATTCAATAATGATACAATTGCTCATTTTAGGCCATCAAGAGGGTGGGCTGTTGGGAATATCACTCTCACTAATGGTAATTCAATTCTTGAGCGTTCTATTGGTTCACAGATTCGTGGTCTTCACCCTCAAGAAATCATCATTGATGACCCTTTGAAGGAATTCAGTCTTAGTGCTATTAAGAAAGTCACAGATTGGTTCTTCGGTGATATGATTCCAACACTTCATCATACCGCCACCCTTCGTATGATAGGCACCCCATTCACTTATACCGATATTTTCGCTTTATTAGCC